CGTTAAATTTACTGTCTATAATTTGAAGGTCTTTATTTTGATACCATTCGGGTAGTGAGTAACAAAGTTTTTTAAATGTTGCTAAAATCAAATCATCTGTTGGTTCTTTTAGGGTGTCTTTGATTATTTTCTTAATTTTGGTAATTATTGATTTTATCGCTTTGCCGTGGACTGATGTAAATGTCCAGCCTATTCTAAATTCTTTTAACCAAAAATCTACAATTTGAGAATAAAGTGGAACTTGTTCCACATTTGTATTAGGTTTTTTAACTTTCTCTTTTACACTACCATTTACATTAACACTTACACTATCTCTTACAGTTATGTTTGTTATAGGATTTATAACGGTGTTATCATTCGTTATATCATTGTTATCGGTGTTATCTTTATTCCATCGCTTTTCCATCCCTTTTTTACCCGCCTCTGATCTTTGATGCTTTTGGTTTTCCCACTTTTTTAGGTCGCGTTTTAAGGTTTGTTTAATCGGTTCAAAAACAATATCAACTATTGGATTTGTCGCCTCAGGGTTTAAATCATTCACATATCTTAGGTAATGTTTAAATAATTGCCCTGCGGTTTCATCATCCAATTTTTCAACTGTATGAATAATATCACAATAAAGAAGTACGGATTTTTTATCTTCTGCCATAAAAGTAAAACCCCCAAACACAAAGGCTTATTCCTCTGCGTGAAAACGCAAACGGACAATGTGAGTGAGGGTTATTTTTTAGGTTGAACATGAGGAATAAGCAGTACAAATATAACTATTTACTTTGAAATAAAAAAAATTATTTCTGATAATTTGCAATTATATTAAATTTTTGAAAGTCGTGACCTTGCCCACTTAGGTCGCTTCGTTTTTGACTGCAAACAATCCATGGAGCGTTACGGATTATAAAAACCTCCCCGTATTTTAGGGAGTAGTTTACCGGTTTTGGGGTTGTTGGTTTCATTTTGAAATTTTACCATTTAAAGGATAAAGTAATGTTTTAACCTCAGTACCTTTTTTTATTTTCTTTCCGTTTGTTAAAATTAAAAGTTCTGTTAAGATTTCTTTTTGTTGCCCTTCATATCCAATTGTTTCACGGTCTTTTTCACAAATAACAGTACCAATAAATTTACTACCAATGTAGTATTCTCGAAAGTATCCTATAACATCAAACATTTTTTAACTTAAATAAATTACCTTGTTTTAAAATCGGTCTATTGATCCCTTGCATTTTAACCCCGCACATTTCGTGGCAATTCCCACACTTTCCTAAATATGTATTTCGGTTTGCTTTGCTAATTAATTGATTTGATTTCAAAAACCGTGCCTCACTTACATTTATTATTCCTTCGATTAAATATTTATTGTTTTTATTTACCCTTAAAACCGTATCTAGTACGTTTTCATTTTGGAAAAGTTGGTTTTGAATTATACTTAATCTTTGCCCTGTTTCATTTTCTGTATTGAAGTCAGCAGAAACTATGCGCAAAATTGATTTTAAATGAGGTTTAAGGCGGTTGTATTGTTCAACACATCTATTCATAAGTTCTGTATTGTCAAGTGCTGAAACGCTTGTATTTATGCAAACCTTTAATTTTGCCAAATATTCTATTTGTGTATCATTTAAAAGATTCCAATGTCTAGTAATTATTACAATTTCCTTATTACAATTTTCAATACCTTTTAAAATATTAATCGTATGCTCCCAATTTTCGGACGGATCACCACTTGAACCAATCCTAACAAAATCCAATTTGATATTATTTATTTTGGTTAATATTTCGCGCCTGTGGGCTTCGTTTTCAAATTGTCTTAAAACTATTTTACTAAAATCAAACCCGTAACGTGTAGCTGATTTGTAAGCATAGCAATCACCGTAACACCCACCCACCTCATTTGATAGCCCAGACGGGCAACCCATCACCGTATCCATCACATAAACACCCCTACCATTTTTGGTAAGGGTTATCTTTGTTTTATAGGTTTTCACAGGCGACCTATATTTTCGTGACGGTCTTTTATCTTAGTCATATCGCCTTTGTAAAAGATTAAAATCTTTTGTTCGCGCTTTGGAAACTTACGATAATGAAGCGTTCTTTTTGCGTGTGCTAACCGGGTAAATTCACATTCTAAATAAACAATTTTATTATAAATATGTAGCCCCTGTTGTTTAAAAAATATTTCATGCTCAGCCTCACAACCATAGTAAGCCCCGTTTTTATCGCGACTATCCCCAGTCATTACAACAAAGAAACAATTATCATTTAAGTTTTCAATTGCTTTCTTATAGCCCTCAAAAAGCATATCTCTAAACTCTTCATAAGTTGGCAAGGAGTTCAACTCACCTACTGGCGGTTTTCCATCGTAATCCAAATATTCCTCAACCTTGTAATAAGGTGGACACGTAAAAACTAAATCGCTTTTTTCTGTTGGTGCGAATTTAGAACTATCACTTTTGATCCATTGTGCCTTACCTTTCAAATCTCTGCAAATTGCATTATTTGAGTCACATTGATTTTGTCTTATCTCACTTGAGATATAATCGTAACCATAATCAGCAGAAACAAAACCAAATTGAACACCACCCCCAAAAGGGTTATATACACGCTTACCATCCAAAGGCATGAAAAATCTAAGGATCACTTCGCAGGCCACGGGGTCAAGTACCGAAACATTGCCGTTAAAAGATTTTCCCTTATTGTTTACTACTTCACCGTTTTCAATTGTTTGTGATGCTAAAACTACATTTGACATTCCATTGTCACCCATCCATGCACCTTCACGAGAAGCATATTTAGGATTTGTAACACCGTTCTTTTTGCCCTCGTTTTCAATTTTAGAGTTCCACTCTTTTTTCATTTTAAGCCAGTCACCTTTAGTAGAATTCCATACATTAGTCATTGTAGCGTGTGCTAATCGCTTCATTTTTACTTGTGAAAGTTCACCGTAAACCATGTAAGAATAACCGCTTAAATTTAAGTATTCTTTAAATCCAACACCCGCAAAAACTTTAGGATTTTCAAGGTCGTGTTTTTGTGAAACAGTCATTACCATAGGATACCCAAAAGTATTTTGTTTAATGATTTCAAAAACCATTTGACTATAAATATCTTTGTCTTTGCGGCTCAAATCCATTGCAGATTGAAGTAAGCAAAACTCTTTTGCATCATGGTTAATTTGATAGGTAAAGAACCCTGCAAACTCATCATTAATTTTTAAAATAATAGCTGAATGGATTTGCATATTTTTTCGGGCTGCTCTGTATGCAACCTTATCTTCAATAGCAAGTTTCGCTACATCTGTTTCGTAACCCGAACCTATTACGGTTGGAACTGAAAAGAATTCGATTTTATCTTCGAATAATTTGTTTTGTTGTAATATCATATAAATTTAGTTAGTTATTTTACCATAGCATTTACCATGCCAATTATAAGGTTTGGGTTAAAAGGGAAGCGAATCAAGGTCTGAATTATCAAAGGTTTGCAATGTTGGTTGAGGTGTGTCATCAACTCTTTTTGGTGTAACCGTTTTCGGTTGTGGATCAACAAAAGAACCGTTTAAGTTTACTTGAACTTTAAAGGCTTTTGCATCGGTGAACCATTTAGCGTTATACTCCCGACTTTCCACCTCAAAATCTACCTTTACATTTGTACCTAGTGCGATATTGCCAGCCGTTCCAACGGTTTCGCCCCACGTTACAAACGCTATCTTTTTAGGGTATTTAGCATCGGGTGTTTCGATAACAAAACCGCCCTTTTCCCATGATCCGTTTTTACCTTCACCGCTTTGGGTTGGTAAGTGATTAATTAATTTTCCTTCGATTTGCATTTTTACAATTTAATTAGTGGTGAATATTTATTGATTAATTCTATTAGCTGGTTTTGGTCTGATTCGTTTACGTCAAACTCAAATATGTTGAGGTTTTTATAATCGCTTTCGGGTAGTAAGTATGGAATCTTCATTTTAAGCGGGTCTTTGTAGGTAATCTCATCATATATCCACTTGTATTCAAATTCATCAATACCTTCCATATTTTCGATAAACTCCGCTATTTTTGGGAGTTCTTCTAATGTCGGGCAAAACACAATTAAGGCGATCCGTTTTTTATAGGTTAAAATTGAGTTTCCGATAAGTTGCTTAAAATAATTGTCGTGTTCTTGTTTAAATATTTCATAACCTAAAGTACAATTTTCTACAACCTTACAAAACGATTTCAATGTAAATGGGTTCTTTTCTTCTCCAACTAATTCAGTTGCGATAATATCCGGCGAACCCGCGAACGTGTCAATAGTCGGGTGGACAATGGTAGTTTTATGTTCCATTTTCCACGACACGGGCAAATAGGTTTCATTAACGTACAATTCCATAAGCGAACCCCAGGACATTTCATAACTGAAAGTTTCGCTTTTTAAAGAACGCTTTAATTTGCGCTCGTATCTTTTTTCCGCTGCGTACTCTTTTGCTTTCGCTGGGGTTGAAAGTCTGTGAAGTTCTGAGGACGTAAACCGACCTATTCTATTTTTATCCATTATTTTAGTTGATTAATTAAATTTTTAAACCCCCTGCCGTCTTTAATTGATTTGCCCGAGGCCCACCCCGTAAACGGAAAGTATTTAACTTTTGCCCCTTTAAACATAAATTCCAATGTGGTAGAATCTTCAAACATTATCGCAAATCCTAACTTTGCAAGTTCAGCCTTACAATATTTGAGTCGTTTAGATTGAATTTTATCTTTTTCATCGGATAAATTAACAAGTTCTTTTTCTGTGTAGTTATTCATTATAATTTACTTAAATTATTTTTAACCTTATTGTAATCCTTTGAAATTTTACCGTTAATTACTTTCTCAATATCAGTAAACTCACTAGCCTTTACTTTGTCCTTTTTCAACTCAAATAAGGTTTCTAATGCGTTCCAATCCAATTCACTTGCACTTACCACCTCCACGGCGTTAAAGTCCTCAGCGTTGTAAATATCGGCAGCGATACCAATTTCAGCGGCACATTTTTTAAGGCAATCAGTCGCGGCGGCTTTGAGGTCGTTACCAATGGAAAGCGGTTCGCGTGGTAGCCCTTTTGCGGCATCCTCCGCGCTTTGTTTCTTATACATAATATCCTTATTCCCAAACTGCATTTTAATGATAGCGCGCCCGTTTGCCCTGCACGTTAAGCGACCTTTTACGATCGCTTCGCCGTGCATTACAAGTTGCTCCATAATTTCAAAATCCCAATCCCAACCAAACATTAAGTTAAGTTGTTTTTTCACATAACCGCCCGTTACATATTTCCATTTGCCTCCACCTTTCGCGGGGCGTTCTTTTACATATTTTTCGGGTGTGTGCTTCAACAGTTTATTTAACTGTTCAGTCTTTAGCATATTGTCGGATACATAGGATAGTTCCTCGTCCGTTACTACTTTTAAAACTTGTGTCATTATTTGATTTGATTAATTATTTTCAGTTTCAAGAACTATGCCATTAAAATTATAAAGATTCAATTTGTGATTTTGCCCATGTTTTAAACCCTTCAAATTTCTGTTGAATAGATTTTGCAACCTCAATACTTTCATTTGATTTAAGCGCAATATTTGTGTCTAATTCCAAAGAATTAATAAGAGTTTGCAACTTCATTTTGTCGGGTGCTTTCGCGGCTTTCTTTTCGGCTTCAATCTTTGCTTTTTCTGCTGCTTGTTTCGCGGCAAATTCTTCACGTTCTTTTTTTTCATCCGCCGCTTTTTTGTCGTCAATTTCCTTTTGAAGTTTTGCGGCTTTCTCTTTTTCAAGTCTTAATATTTCGTCCGCTTTTGCCTTTTCTTCACGGGCTTTATCCTCAATGAGTTTTTGTGCTTTCGCGGCTTCTTCGCGTTCCTGTTGTGCTTTTAATTCCTGTTCCTTTTGAAGTTTTAAAGCGGCTTCACGCTCTTTTTTTATTTCGGCTTCACGCTTTTCGGCTTCTTGTTTTAATCGCTCATTTTCTAATCTTTGCGCCTCGATTCTTTCGGCTTCGATTCTAGCATTTTCAATCCTCAAAAGTTCTGCCTCCTGTTCCTGTTTTATCTTTGCCTCCTTCGCTAATTTCAAGCCATTTACAAGGTCGTTAAATGCTTCCTCACTCAATAATGAAAGTGGATATTGTGAGGCATTTTCCACGTACTCAATTAGTACGGCTTCACGTTCTTTGCGTAAGTTTTCAAGTCTTAAATTTTCAGCGATTTCGCGCTTTTTTTCTACTTGCAAAAACTTTTCTTCTTCAATTTTACAACCCGCTTCGATAAGGTTGTATTTTGCCTGTTCAAAGTTTCCACGCAAAAGGTGTACTTTTTTACGTTCGTCTTTTACGTCCTTTGAGCCTGTGCGAACTTTTACCATTCTTAACCGTAAATTACGGGCAATGAGTTCGTCCGTTGGTGTTGGATTTTCAAAGTTAATCTTTGCGGCTTCTTCGCTAATTTTTGCGATTTCCTCAAAAAATGGTTGATAGGATTGATTGATAGTTTCAATGTCGGAAACCTCCAATCCCGCTTCTTTTGCGATAATTGTTAAATCTTGGTTCATGTGGTTAGTTAATTAAAGTATTATAATGTTTGAGTGAGTTTCTGCTATTTTTAAGGCTTCTGATTCGTGGATTGTTTGATGTAAAACTTCTTGGTCAGCTAGGTATAAAATCAGTGTGAAATAATCGTTGTCCAGGCGGTCTAAAGTTCCTTTTGAAAAGTTGGGGAGTGTCATTTTAGTTTTGGTTAATTAATTTATAGTCCAATATCGTGCCAAAGGTTAAATGTTTATTTATTATTCCATTCTTCTTCATAAGCCTGCACCATTTCATAATTATCAGTATAGCACAATTCAAATGAAGGCTCAAATCCACCGGGTACACGTTCACCTTCTTGCGCCCTTAATGTTAAAAATCCGGCGCAAGTTTTAGCGTTTGAAAAGTCGCCCGTTTCCCTTCCTTGATGGTCTTCGCCTCCATCGTATTCAAATGTAGAATGGCAAAGAAAATCAGAATATGGGTTTAATGCTGAATAGGCTATATCTGCCGCTCTATCAGGGTGTAAATATGGAGTTACATCATTTCTGAAAGGGCAATTTTTACAAGGTTTTTTTACGAAGTCACACATATAATTTATCTTTAAAATTTCTGTTCAGTATTTTCGACGTAATTAGGATTGTCGGTGACTTCAAATAGTTCGTCAGTTATAACGATTTGAAAGGAGTAACCTTCGCAATCTTCACACGGTTCAACTTCATTTGCCATTCTAGTATTGTGGCATGATTCGCAGTATTTTCTAGGCATTGATTATTTGATTAAATTGTTATAAAATAATTAAGGTGTAATAATAATTTAAGGCTTTAAAATAGTTTTTTTCAAAGTGTGAACGCTTACCCTCGCAAACCTCATAATATACATAAGGTGAAATACCCCAAACGATAGCGATTTCTTTGAGTTTAACACCGTTTTCTACTTTTAAGGTGGTAACGGTTCTTTTTGGTATTATTGCGCTGATTATTGCCATTTTATTTTAATTTTACTAATATATCTCCATCTTTATTATCTTCTAATGTATAGGTAGCCTTGCAATGACGGCATGATATTTCCTTTCCAATATGTCTTATAAATATTTCGGGGTCTGGAATTTCCTCTCCATCTTCTATTGTCCTACTTATGTTTTTATCACATACACACTTAAAAGATATTCCATTTTCATACGTAGGTATTTCCTCGGTTTCCAAATAAACTACAATTTCCAAATAAACTACAAAACCGTCCTTAAATTCTTCCGCTCTTTTAAGTAGTTTAATTTGTTCTAAGTTTCCGAACTCAGCAGGAACTACCGCCCCGTTGTCATCTATAAATTGCCCTTTAATTAATTTCATTTCTAAAATTGTGGTGTATATTGTTGATTAATTAGGGTAAATGCTATATCCGATTTCCCATGATTCGCCTTTTCTCCATGTGAAAAATTCATTAACAGAACATTCCACACCGTCTTCAAATAAGATTTTACCGCTCTTATTCATTCGCATCCATTCACTAGGGGCAAAGTATTTATGAGTAATACATTTGCCTTCTTGCATTAATTGTATTGCTTCTTGCTTGGTTAGGTTTTCTAAATTCATTTTATTGGTGGTTTGGCTACTGATAATTATGAAATGGTGCAGGCTTATGAAGAAGAATGGAATAATAAATAAACATTTAACCTTTGGCACGATTATAGGATATACAAACTAAATTAAATATATAAAATGAATATCGAAGAATATTTTGAACAAGAAAAAGGTATTACAGTTGATGCCGCAAGAAACGCGGGTGCAAGATACA